TTCTTTTTTAGGCTCAGGTTTATATTTTTCGTTCTTTAATGTTGTAGGTGGAGTAGATGCAGATCTATCACGAATCTCATCCCACTCTTTTTGACTATATTCATAACCACCTGGTTTAGGCACAACGCCTTTATCTTCGTCAGTGTATGTATAACCGCCTTTACCTACATTAAGTTTAGTCTCTTTTTTAGCCATGATTAAATCATCCTTCCTTTTGTTTTACCACGGACTTCACAACCACCTCCACGAGCCATTTTAACAGCCATAGCGCCACGTTTAGATTGTTTTTGAACTGGATGTTCACCTTTTGACATCATGCGTCCACCAGATGCATATTTCATAGCTTTACCGCCTTTACATAAAGATAACTTAGTACCTTTACCACCTTTGTGTTCTTGTTCGTCATGTTGTTTCATAGCTTTTTTAATCATAGCTTTATCTTGAGCTTTATCTGATTTCATAGTTTCTCCACCTTTTTTCATTGTTGGTGCAGAAGCCATAGCAGCCATTGGATTAACAGCTGGTTGAGCAACTGCTGGATTTACAGCTAAGGCTGGTCGTCTCATTGCACGTCCCATCATCATAGCCATTCTTGGATTGGTTGATCTTTTTTTCATAATATATTCCTTAGTTACATTTCCAACGTTTTAAAGAAGCTGCTTTACGAGTAGGTCTACCTTTTTCGTCTTTCATAGGACCAGGCATACCAGACATACGTGCGCAGAATGATCTCTTACGAGCACCACCTTGTGGTTGTGGAGCTTTTAGATTTGACCCTGTAGCAGCATTATATTTAGCACGACCTTTGGCTGTAAGACCAGCACCTTTAGATACGGGTAATTTCTCACCACGACCTATAGATAAAGATACACCGCCTTTTTTAAACTTCTTGCCTTTGTCAGCTTCCATAAAGTCTTTACCTACAGATTGTGGAATACCAACTTTCTTAGCAAATGATTTATTGTGGGCCACAGCAGCCATAAGATTGTGTTGTTTTTTTGATTTACTAGGCATGATGTTGTTTTATTAGCTCGTCAATCTTACCTTCTAGTTTAGAGAATCTTACATCTAGATGAGTAACAATACGATCTAACTCCGCTTGGGTTACGTTATCTCGTGCAATTTCTTCACGAGTCCTATTGAGCAAAATGCTTAATCTTTGTAGTTCATCAAACTTATCTTTTAAGATATATCCAATAATACCTACTACGACTGTAAGCATTAAGTTCCACAGCATCATCATAGCTGAACTATCCATAAAATACTTGGGCAGTTAATCCAGAAGAAGCTACAGCTGAGATATTAGTGTTACATTTAATACCTTCACCTGGAACTAAAACATATACTGATCCTGCTGCACCAGCTGGAGCTGTGTAAGTAAATCTTGCGGTACCGCCTGTACCATCGTTGATTGTTAATGTAGTGGCCGCTGTGTAGTTAATTAAAATGCCTTTAATACGAGCTGGTCCATCAAAAATTGTAGTTGTAGCATTAGCTGCAGCAGTGCTTGATTTTACATCATATTGCATTGACATAGTTTTCTCCTAAGTTAAAAATAAGGGAGGAATTTCACCTCCCTATTTATGTTAATTAGGAATCAGCAAATGGAGTAGCAACAGTACCTGAACCGTTTACTACACCTGTTACCATGTATTTATTAGCTGCAACAGCAACGATTTGAATACGTGTACCAGCAACACCACCTGTTGTACCACCGTTAAGGTTGATAAAGTCGTTTGATGAGCCGTTAGCTGTATACATTGCTAATGCGTTTGATGAGTCTGTATCAACACCCAATAAGTCACCAATGTACAAATCGCTAGATCCAGATGTAGTACCGATCTTTAATGAGCTAGTTGAGATTGTTGTTGGAACCCAGATTGTGTAAACAACGCCAAGGTTGTTAACAGTATTAGGATCTTGGCCTGGGCCAGATGTTGTTGGATTAGATGATGTATTGATTGTTGGTAGTGTTAATGTTACGTTAGCTGCTAATGAACCGCCAACTGAAATAATACGACCACCGTGTGCTGCTGGGCTTAATGTTGTGCTTGATGTAATTGTTACAACAGAAGCTGGGCCTTGTTGATAGATACCGCCTAATGAGCGTACTGGGCCTTGGAATGTAGTTTGAGCCATTTGATTTTCCTTCATACAAAGTTATAGTTTATTAGTCTTGTATGCGTCTGCCAGGACAGTCTAATAAACCAGGGTTGTTCCTGGATATGTTTATTTTACAATACTTTTACCTTTAAATGCTAGTTTTTTAGCAAATAAAAAAGGCCCTCCGAAGAGAGCCTTTTCCATCATCAAATGCTTAATTAAGCACCTGGTGAACCATACATACCGAGTGGATCTGACCAACCAAATGAATAACGTTCACGTGATTTATAACGTACGTTACCTGTGTCAAAGTCACCGTCCATTGAGTTTTGTAATGGAGTTCTAACAAAGTGTTTCATGCCGTTAGGAACATCAGTTGTTAAGTACCAACCGTTTGTGTCTGTCAAGAAGTGGTTAATTGTATAACCTTCTGGGATAGAACCATTGTTCTTAATTGCATTGATATCATTGTCAGCTGTGCCAACACGTAACTCTGTTTCTAACAAGCGAGTTGCAACGAATTGCAATGCTGGTGGAACAATAAGTTTACGTGGTTTAGCAGCGATCAATAGACCACGCTCATCAGTCCAAGCTGCGATTTGAATTACTGCATTTTCCAATGAAGTTTCGTTCAAGTCAGCTGCTGTTGATGGAGTGTTGCTGTTTGTACCGCCTGAAACAAGTGGATGGTCAGTAGCAAATAAAGCTTTGCCGTCACCACCAGCGTATGAAGAACTGAAGCCGTTATTAATAACTGCAGCAGCCTTAACTTGTTTTGTGTAAGCCATAGCTCTTGCTAAAGCTTTTGTGTAACGAGCAGATAATGAATCATAGAGGTTATCTTCAATAGCTTCTTCAGTTAAGCTGAAGCCAAGAGCGATAGTCTCATGATTGTATCGTGCTGTCCAAGCTTCTTGAGCATTGTCATAAGCGATGGCAGTGCCTTCGTTTTTAACAGGAGCTGCTGAGAAGCCTGATAGTTTTGTTTCTTCTTCAAAAGAACGTTCTGAAGTTTCTGTTTCGTAGATTTCTTTATGTTCTTCACCATATCTTGCGTACTCTAAACCGAATAGCGCATTAAGACCTGGTAATAGCTCTTTTAGGAGCTGTGCACGTGAAATAGCCATGTTTTATTCTCCTTAATTAAGCTGTGTAAGTTGTGCCAGTTAAAGCAGTCAACTGTGGGTTGTTAATCTTAACAATCACTTCAGGATAAACTAAAGTGCTTGATACATAGTAAGCAGTATCTGGAACTAAACCAACTACTCTCCATGGTAATGTTGTTGTGTCACCAGCACCGTTAGCAGGTCTAACTACTGAAGCTTGTGAATCGCCAGTTGTTGTAGAACCTGTACCGTTTTGGATTTCAGCAACGTTACAACCTAAGATTGTTGCGTTAGCATATGTTACTGTACCTGGTGTACCAGATGTTGTTACTGCTACTTTAAACTCAGCCATTGGATCAACAACTACATAAGCAACAGCGTTAGTTACGCTAGTACCTGGATAGTATTGAGCTTGTACTGTTTGGCCTGATGAATTTGTGTATTGAACACCAACAAACACACCGATAATAGTACCAGTAGTTGTTGCACCAGATAATTCAATTGTGCCTCCTGCTACAATTTTAACAGATGCACCGTTGTAGATTGCAGTATTGTATGACGCTGAAATTGGCAACTGTAATGTTGCACCAGCGTAAGGAATACCGTCTACACGGTTGATCGGTTTAAAACCATATGGAGCACTTACGGTTGGATAAGCCATAAAAATCTCCTAATATTAATAAATTAACCTTTGCCAAAACTAGTGCTAGATTTTCTCTCATTAAATAGAGGCATTCTAGGATCGTTTTGACGCATAAGATTATTATCAACAGCATCTGTTTGAGCTTGTGTTTGGTTCTCATAGTAAGCTGTTCTTTGGTCAACAAGTTCTTGCGGTGTCTTGCAAAGTAATAATCCGCCAATCTCAATGTTGTCTTTAAAACGACTATCGGGATCAACTAACAGTTTAAATTTAGGTTGCTCTTCTGCTCTTACAGGTTCCCAGCCTTCTCTAAGCTTGCCGCTGAGATTGCGTGGGTCTGCTGAGTTCAGCATTGAAACTCTAATCCATCTGTACGCAAAGCCAGGTTGCTTATCAGGCTCAGGTAACAATTCAGGCGCTTGCCACTGTTTAGGGCGCTCTTCCTGTTGACGGGTATCTACTTCACGGGGAATTCTATTTTCAGCCATTTTGGGACTCCAATTTAGTTAATTCCAGCGCATATTGCTCTGGAGAAAGTTTAAATTTCTTAGCCAAAGCTAATTGTGTCTGCGTCAGTCTAATCTTTTTGGGAGATGTAGAACGTGTAGCAGGCGCTACTACCGTTGGTGCTTTTGTCTTAACAGAGTCTTTGGTCTCTGAAGGTGTCTCGCCAGAGAATTTCTCTGGGAATCTTTTGCGCATTTCGGTATCTATAGCATTCCAGTACTCATCAGAGCCAGTAGTGACTCCATTGCGTTCTAGTTTTCTATGAATACCCATTGCGAGGAAACTCATATCATCATCAACACCATACCAGCTATTTTTATCTAGCCATGCTTGGGTTTTTGGGTCCAAGCGTTGCGGTTGTTGCGACTGTTCTGATATTTTTACAGTATTTTCCTCTGTTTGTAAAGCTTTTTCATCATATTGAGGTTGATATGACTCAATTTGTTGCATTTTGAACTGAGCTTGAGTTAATTTCTCTTGAGCTTCCATTAATTTATCGGAATCACCAGAGTCATAAGCTTCTTTAAACTCACGTCTTGCTAATTCAAGTTGCTTTTCAGC